ACACCATTTGGATCTTCCAACAATAAATTACGATTACCAGTATTTTTTATATCACGATGTTGATAGGTACAACCAGGAACATTAATCTCAGGTGCTTTAGCTGCATTGATGTAGTGAGGATTATAAGGTTCTGGTACGTTTGGGATATAAATATCAGCAATACTTATATCAGGTATTTCAATCGTAGGCATCTCTTTTCTTTAATACTTCTACTTCTGAAAAGCATTTAGGACAAGATAAGTTAGTCATCACAGAAAACTCAGGATAACCATTCATATCTTCTTCAATATCAATGTCTCCACCTATGATTAGTTCTGTATCGCACCAATAACATTTCATTTGATAATCGGCATAGATGGACCTGTCATTTTAGGTAAGCCTTGATCCAATAATTTAGGCATCATACCCTGCACATTTCCAAGAATTTCATTCATAACTTGGGATTTAAAATTTTCTGAAGTTACATACCTGTAACCTATTACTCCTGTAGCAGTCATCGAAGCTACCATTAAGAATGAGATAATACTCAAACAATTTGCTATCTTCTGAAACATGATAAAGTTTGCAATTTTAAGAGCCATGTCTGTTATGAGCATAGCTGTATTACTACTGATTATAGGTCTATCGCCTCTTTACGTCACTCTAGGCTTAATTCAGCGTCAAATTATAGAAAAGTCTAAGTAGTCTCTTCGTCTTGCATCAAGTCCTTAATTGCATCTATACCACCTTTGAGTTGATATAATTTAACCTCGCAGTTTTTTACAACTTGTTCTGCTTCTTTATAATTTTTTATTATTTGTTGTTGTTCAGCTTCAAGAGCAGCAAGTTTCTGCTTTGGATCTAACATATTTATGAATTAGGATCTACTGGATATTGTGTCATATTGAACTTTTCAAAGTTTCCATCTTTATCATAAGTCGCACCATATAAAGTAACTAAAGCTGCGGTATCTGCACACGCATCAATTTCTTTTTCTCTAGTATCACAAGCTGTTCTAACACCATCACGATAAGTTGTAATCGCTGTAGGTATTGCAGTAGATTTTTCAGCTTTTCTTACAACATACCAATCATATTTAGCTAACAAACTACCAGCAGTAACTTTTTCCTGTGCTTTTAATACTGATTTGACTCCTTGTATAATCATCTGAGTTCCGTCAGAATTTTTTAACAAGTTTCCATCATTATCTGTTGCATTAACATCATCAAGTGCTTTTGCAGAGCCATCTCCGTTGTAAAAACGACTATCATATACTGGAGCGTCAGCTACTTCAGATATTCCAAGATCTGTTTTCTCTTTAGCAGTGGACAGTCTTAACCAGTTAGCAGGGTACTGAGTGCCGTCAGATGTGGTGAAAGGTACATCTACTGCAAGTGGATTTCCGTTTAATGTAAAAGCCATAATATTATTATATTACCTTGCTCTAGCATATTTGAAAGGAGCTTCTGCAAATGCTAAATAAATAAATGTTGCTCCGTTGCCATTCCATTCGCCATCATATTGATCTTCAAGTTTAAAACCGCTTGATAGAAAAGAAAATATTCTATAACTACCATCCTCGCTACCAGACGATTCTGCTTTTAACCTTTTATTAACTGGGTTTGAGGGAGTTCTTTTGTTATCAACAATAATCCATTTACCCGAAGTGCTACTTGCTCGTATTATTAAAAAAGCTGGCCTAAAACCTAAATAAACAAATGGCCCATTAGTATTACCATTACCTGTATATGTACCAAATTTGCTATACCCTGCTACTTCGCTGAAAGCATACATTATCATACTAGATCCTGAATCTGCAAAAGCCGCGTATGATATTTGAACTGTAGAACTATTTAAGATTGCATATTTTCCAGACATTTCAGAATTATCATTATTACCTTGTGCATCTTCATTATTTAGTACCAGCCAATTAGTATTTACTCCTAATATATCGTAATAAACTCCCCAATTAACAGCATCAGTTCTTGATTTTGCAATTATGATATTAGGTGCAACTCCCAATCCATGACCGATTGTATATGCACTACTTTGATTACCAGCATAACTAATTATAGAAAACCCTGCTGTCGGATTTGCTTTAACAATTGTTTGCACAGACCCATCAAAATTACTTGATCCAAGAGTTGAATTTGTATTAACCTGTCCTCCCATGCCACTATGTTGTGTGCAATAGTAATACAACGTAGGAGCAGATGCAGGGACAGTTATTGTAATACTATTGCCATATGTTGATACCCCAGTTGTATATTCAGAACCTCCTCCATGTGTGCCATCTGATGTTGTTGAAAAACGCAAAGGATGTGCAGATGGATAATTAAATGTATAAGTACCACCCTCTGCAAGATCAAGAGTCACAGCAGAGGTTCCAAAACTATCAAATCTATACTTATTACCACTATCATTAACAACTGTTACTGTGTAAGTTTTACTATCTGTATCACCAGCGTTCCAATTCCATCCAACAATATTAGACCCACTATTGTAATTCATATTTGTTTGCGAACCTAAAGTATATCCATCACTATTAAATGATTGCAAATTACCAGAGTGAGTTAATTCTGCTCCGTTAGAATTTGATTTCAGTCTTTTCAATACACCTCTAACAGTATCGTATAGCTCATGGTCATAACTATCATCCCTACTTTTACCCCAAACCCAATCAGGAGAAAAATTTAAACCAGATATTGTTTGTGTTGAGGCATTTGCTGTCCAAAGTAAAGTATCAAAATGTTGGTTAGGCTTTAAAATTGTTGGGTCGGGTAAGTTGTTAGAATTTAATTTTTTGTATCCCAATGGTGCTGTGTAATCAAATGCTCTTTGACCAAAATTAAATGATCCTACAGGCCAAGTATTAGGACTTGCGTTGGTTGAAAGAACAATAATATATAATTCGTTTGTTAATACGCTTGGAATTGTACTATCAGTCACAAGTAATGATCCATTTCCATAATATTTAATTTCTCCATTATCAGCATCATAAGCAATGCCTAAAACATCTCCAGCAGAATAACCAGGCATACCTGATGAAGTTTCGGATGTTTCTGTATATTTTTTATATGCTTGAGTAGAAAACCAACTTACATTATTTGCTCTAAAAAAAGAACCATTACTTCCCATAGAATTATTCAAATCACCTGTAAGACCTATTCGTTGCCCATAAGAACCACCTGTATTTTTAAGTTCCCAATACCATTTACCTGATTGAATACCACCTGGCCCAAAGAAAAAAGTAGCTCTATTAGTACTGTCATTAGTATGAATTACATCTAAGTTTCCGTTTGATGGTGCTACTCCACTTCTAGCTCCATTTCCAATAGTAGGATTTAATGTACAAAAATTATTTGTAGGAGTATCTTCTAAAGAATCATTACCAACACCAGCACTTACAGAAAAATTATTTGGTGTGAAATTGTTACCATTACCGCTTGAATCTTTACCAAGTGTTGTTGCGGTTGTTCCAGAATTATCTGCAAACTTTAAATAAAAACCATTTGTTCCATAACTTCCTGAATATGCTTTAGGATTCCATTGGCCTGTTGTTGCATCTGTTTCTCCAAAAGAACTAGGAGTTAATTGTAATCCATCAATACTATTAAATTCTGCAATATAGCCATCATAATGATAAGGCCCAGTACCACTTGTATAATTAACTCTTCCAATAGTGTGCATTTGAGCATTAAAATTCCAACCTAAGTCATAATCTTGACTAGGATTATTTTTTGTACCAAATTCTGTTTCTTCAGTTCCATTTACATAAATTCTTACCCTATTATCAGCAGTTGATTGGGTCGTATCAATAGCAACTACAAGATGATACCAAGCAGTGCAATCAAGAAAACGTCTAGTTGTAACACGCCAATTTTGTGACCAAGCTCCAACTGCAAGTACACCTCCGCTATCTAGTGAAGCCGAAAAATAATAACTATCATTACCAGAAGTTGAATTATCATAAGCTCCATATAAGGCTTGTGGTACACCTCCATTATCAATAACTCCTCTTTTAAACCACAATGAAATTGTAAAAGTTTTTCTATTTGATGTGCTACTTGGTGTTCTGTTTAAATAAACACTATCATTATCATTAAATCTTAAACTACGACTTACTGTAAGAGATTTCTTCCCTCCAAGTAAAAAAGGAGATGGACTACCAATACTGCTCATTAGCTAAAGTTTCCAGTAAACTGTGCTGAAATTTTTGTAGATGATCTTGCTATCCATACGATCATGTCTACTGCATTAGCTCCTGTAGATAATGTAGGTGCTGTGCCTTCACTAAAGTCCCAATACGATCCAAAAGCTGCTGTGCGTGATCCTGTACCGTCTTGCGTTATAAATATCACACCGCTTTGCCCTGCTGAAATATTAGAAGGATTAGCAAAAGTAGTATTGCCAGTTAATGTCGTAGAGAAGTTATTAGCTGTTCTAAAATCTAATGTAATTGTAGATGCATAAGAAATAGCAGATATTTCTCCAATAGTTCCTTTCGTAGTAACTCTGCCATTACCACCTGACGAACCACCATTATCAAATACAAGAGTATTGATACCACTTGTTTCATGTTTTACGTTTGTGACTTTAAGTGTACTCATGGTTCAATAGGAAAAGTAACAGATGACATATCTAAATTACCATCTGCATCTAATTTAGGCGATGCATTAGCTGGAAGATCACGCAAACTTTGACGATAAGTTTTCCAAGCATCTGAAAGAGTTAAATCAGAACTAGCTCTCCAATCTGTAGCTGCTAATTTATTGTTACGTTCTTCTCTAAGTAACTTCATAGGCTCTGCTTCATTTAACCTAGTAACTTCAGCATCTATTTCGGATTCAGTTGGAACTGTATCCTCTCCGTAATATGTTAAACCAGAGTAATCTGTACCTTTCCAAACAAAATCTTTATTAGGTTTTAATGATCTTAAAGCGTGTACCTTATCGTAAATCATGCTTCAAACTCCATAAGGTGCAAATGAGTAGCATATATACCACTTCCTGGGGTTGCATCTAACATTCTTACAATAACACCACTAGTATCAGCATTAGCTCTAACCTTGTATGTATGTGAATTAGTGTCCCCAGGACTATCAAATATAAAAAAACTAATTTCTTGATAAATATTTTTAGATGAACCACCAACATGAAAGTAACCAAAAAACTTGGAATCAATATCTGTACTATCTCTTAAAATTTCAATTTGACCTCTCGTATTATTATTAGAACCACCTTCAATTTGAGTCCTAAGATTTGCTACAACTAAAACTTTGTTATTTGCATTTGAAAGAGTAATTGATGTGTTTAAATCTGTATTAATACTTCCTGTTGTACCAGTTACAGCAAAGTCTCCATTGGTCATGGTGCTTGAAGCACGAGATAAAATTTTTCCAGAGGTTATTCCAGAAAGTTTTGTGCTTGCTATTGCTGCATTTGCATTTATATCAGCGTTTACAATAGACCCATCAGTAATATTTGCTGAATTTATTAATAAGCCAGAAATAGTATTAGTACTGCCGTCAAATGTTAAAGCCATAGTTAAACAATTGTGTAAGTTGAACCAGAAGGTACTGTGACGGAAACTCCGTTATTTATAGTTATTGGACCAGCACTCATGGCGTTTTTACCGCTAGTAATAGTATAGTCGGTTGTAACAGCTTGGTCATTCTCATAGAAAATTTTGTCATTTCCGCCACCAGTAGCACCACCACCACCACCGCCTGATATTTCTGCTACCGTTCCATCATCTTTTTTAGTAAATAACTTACCTTCATCCGTTCTTACCGCAACCTCTCCAACAGATAAATCACTAGCACTTGGATCGCTACCAGAACCTCTTTTTAGCTTAATTGTATTAGCCATTGGCCTTGCCTCCTAATAGCTACTTTTTAGTAAGATCCACCGTCTATGTTAAAACTAGATGCACTTTCATCTTCTAGAAATGTAACTAGATCAGATAATGCAACTTGTTTCATGGTTCCAGCATCGTTCATAACCATCCGATCTGCTGCTGCCAAAGTTGTAGAAGTCGCAGATGTATCACCATCCATGATGTTCAATTCAGCAGTACTGACTGTAGCTCCATCAAGAATTGCTACTTCAGTTGAAGTTAAAGCTGCTAAAGCTGCTGCTGCACCAGATTGGCAACCAGACAACGCATCTAAATCTGCATCATAGGCTTGAACATTCGTTCCAATCGCTAATCCTAAAGCTGTTCTAGCTGCACTTGCAGTTGTAGCACCCGTTCCACCATCGCCAATCGCAAGTGTTCCTGTTATAGAACTAGCAGCAAGATCAACAGCAATTTCAGTAGATTCAATAACAAGTCCACCATTAGCTTTTAAGTCAACAGAAAGTGTATTACCTGATTTATCTAAACCATCTCCTGCTGTAATTTGACCAGCACCAGAGAATTGAGCAATCGTAAGGTTATTGGTACCAACAACAGCAGATCCTTTGTTAGACGTACAAACAAAACCATTGTCGGCATTAACAGTTCCTTGCTCAACAAAAGTAAAGAATCCAGCAGCGTCAGCACCAGCAGCTAAATCACTAGCTCTAGCTGGAGAAGAACCAACAATATAAATACCATTTTCTGAAGCTGTTGACTGATCTTTAACAAGAACACGATCATTAGTTGAAAGACTTACACCATCTAATGTGTCTCCATTATTAAGAGCAGTAGATATTGTTATATTTGCTGTGGTAGCTGCCACACAGGAATCTTTAACATCTAATCCTTGAGAAGTAGCCTCTACGAACGATTTGGTCGCTGCATCACTCGCATTTACAGGATCAGCTAAGTTTGTAATTGTTTGGCTGTTTAAAGAAACTGAACCTGTTGGTGCAGCCATTTGGTCTAATCTATTTGCCTGTACACCTGTATCAAAATCACTTATTTTTGTATGAGCTAACGAAGGTACATCAGCAGCCACCATAGCTCTGAATGTTGCAGCACCATTACTACCATTTGGTGCAGCTAAAAATGTATTTTGTGTTCTACTTGTAAATAAATCAGCAAAGCTACCAGAACCACCAATAGCTTCAATAGTTGTAGCAGATCCACCTGCTCCTCCCGTTCCAATACCAATGAATAATTTTTTGTTGCCTTCTGCAAAAGCTAACTCAGCATTTGCAAGGCTTGTTGGTGCTGAAGATCCTGTGGATCTCTTAATGCGTACTGTGTTAGCCATTTTTAGAAGTTTCCTCCGTCAACGAGTGATAGTTTGGTAGTGGTGTTATCTGCTTTAATGGTATCAGAAGCAGCGTGATAATACAGTACTGCGTCATCAACTTTGCCAGATATATCAAAGTTAACACCAGAAATTGCAGGACCTTGTGGGCCTTGAGTTGCAACAGTAACAACGGTAGTATCACCTTCATTTACTGTAACAGTGTTCTTAGTGGTTGTAATGTTTACCGAAGTCATGCTGTATAACCTTCTGATACAAATATAGTACCTTCTAAATAATATTCTTTCAAACCACTTCCATTAGTAAGAGCGACATCATATTTTAATATACTTGGACTGAATGTAGCAGTTTGAGTATCTGTCAGAGAAATGTCGACTGTTCCTCCTGTTCTGTTTGTATAAGTCACGGTAAAATCAGCATATTTTGTGGTGCGTGTTTCTTCCCAAACCTGTGCAGCTACAGTAAATCCCGTTAAATTTATTGCAGCATTACTACTATCTTTAAAAACAAGCTGAACACTATGGTCTGACCTTCTTTGAACAGTCATATTATATGTTCCAGGAGTAATTGCCATAATTAAATTTTAATTATATACATCATAGCTATGTTGCGAGGTCTTGATTCTGTACTTCCATCATTTTCCGTTGTTGTACTAGCATTAACACCAGTATTTTCACTTGAAGTTCTGCCCACATTTGCCTCGCTTGATTGAGCAACTATATTATATGCTTCATTTTTGTTACCAGCACCAGTACCAGACGAAGGAAAGTTACTGCTAGTTAAGTTACTATTGTGTTGACGCTCTCCAGCATTTCCTGACCTAAATGACTGATGGAAGTGACCTGGATCTGAAATTGCTGTTGATGCTGTATGATTGTGACTTTTGTTTGCAGAAGTTTGTGGATCATTAATACTTCTTCCACTGTCCACACCTCTTCCATTATCAAAACCTCTAACAAATTCACCTCTTAAATCAGGTAAATTAAAAGTACTTGATCCATTACCCGTTCCATAAGTTGTACCGATTATGGCAAACAGGGCAGAATAAGTTGTTCTGCTAACTGCTGCTCCATTACACTCTAAATATCCTGTAGGGACAGTAGCTACTGCCATACAAAATACAGAACCGCTTGGTACACCCTGTACTGTTGTAAAAACAAGTTCTGCATTGGTAGCACTATGATTTGAACTAGAAACTGACAAGAATTGTCCTGCTGTTCCTGTTGTCGCAGGTAAAGTAAAAGTTCTATTATCACTAACAGAAGAAGGGGATTTTAAAGCGACAAAAGGTGCTCCACTAGAATCTTGAAATCTTATTGGTAATCCGTCACTTATATCCAAACCAGCATCACTTATCTCAACTCTTTCAACTCCAGCAGTAGCAAAACCTATAACATTAGCTCCTACTCTAAACATTCCTGTATCTGTATCTCCATCAAAAGATATGGCTGGTGCACTAGCTCCTGAAGCATCATCAGCAAGCAATGGACCTGTCATCGTACCACCTGCCTTCGGTAATAGTCCTAAATTTGCTTCGTCTAAATTTCCTACTTCAAAAAATGTTGCACTAGCAGCAGCACTACTACCACTTGTTGATCTTATTAATAATTTTTTTGGTGTCGTAGAACTATCAGCAACAAATTCGGTTGGCTGCACTTCACCAGCAGATGCTTTCGTTCCAAAATTATTTGATGCTACTGCTGCTATAGTATTTTGAATATCTAGTCTTACTATCTGACCAGAAGCATTATCTATATTTTTATTACCGACCTGTGCCATTTAATAAATCTTTTCCTCCATATTACACCCCTTTGCCATATCCAACAGCTTGAAATGTAAATTGTTTATTGATGAAACTCAACCCATTTTTGACTTTAATATTAAATCCTGTTCCTGTTACATTGGAAAGTTCAAAATAATCTCCACTTGCAGCACCCTGTATTGTAATACCAACAGAAGGCAAGAAAGCATTTACTCCTCCAAGACTAGAAGTTCCCGTAAAAAATGGTTTCCCAAAGGTTACATCTAATCCTGATGAAGAAGTGCCAGAGGATAATGGTGCAGTAGATGTACTTCCTCCACTTACATAACTTCTTTCAGTTCTTGATTCAAATGCAGCAGTTATACCAAGCTGTTGAATAGAAATATTATGAGCAACACTTTCGGATTTTAAAGTTGTCCTAAATTGAAACCCTCTGCCTTTAAATGTTCCATTTGCAAAAGTATTAAATTGTGTATAGGTAGGAGAACCCGATGAAGGATCATCTTCAGTAGTTCTTACAGCCAATGATGCACTAACATCGTTAATAGCAGGACCATCAAAATTACCATTCTGTGCATAATCATCCCAAAAAGTACCAGCAGGGATTAAGGCATCTATTGTGTTTGCTGCACCAACAGTAAATCCTATACTTTGAACTACTCGTTGAAGATTTAAAGAAAATACAGCACCTAAATCTAAAGTAGTTGCAAAGTCATAAGTACCTGTAAGATTGGCAGATGGATCAGTTAATTGCAAAGCTCCTGCTGATACTGCAACATTAGTCTTAGTTCCACCAAAAGGTGTAGAGTCTGTATCTTCTCTGTCTGATAAAATCTGTTGACTATCTATTAGATCAGGTAAATCTAATATTACAGAAGTCTCTCCAGTACTGAAGTTTCCTTGATCGTCACGGAATTTAAGGATGTATTCTCCATCAAGACTAGGGACCACTGCTTCTGTAGTATTTCCTGCAAGAGCCTCAATTAAATCAATAGAGTTTTGGAACGTGCCAGTGCCATCAGTTTTATTACTATGACGCACATAAACTTTACCTCCATGAATAACATCAGGATCAGTAGATTCTGTCCATCGTAGTCTTATTAATTTATTGTTAACAGGCTCCATTGTTAAATTTTGGACATCGCTAGGAGCTTCAGTTTTACCTACTGCATTAAAAGTAAGATCGGAAGAATTTACAGATAACTTCAATGCAGCATTGTAAGAATAAACTTTAAATTCATAAGTTCCTGCTTCTGTATTTAATATTTCAAAGTCAGGTCTAAATACAATTTCACTTACCCAGTTTGTGTTATTAAATCTGTATTGAACAAGATATTGACTTACCCCTGTTACAGACACCCAAGATAAAATTAATTTAGTTACAGCCAAATTATTTATTACTACAATTCTTTCCGATGCTTGTAGGTTTGATGGAGGGTCTTTTGGTTCATTTAGTAGAGATATATTTCTTGCAGGTAAACTAATTCCAGATTCAATATTTGCATATTTTCCATCAATATAAGTTAGTGCAGTTATCGCATAATTAATACCATCTTGTTCTTCAACAGTTATCACTCTAAAAGTCTGTGCTTCTAAAGTAGAACTTTGCAGTAACCATATAGCATTTACATTCGGTGTTGCAGATAAGGCTGAGTCTAATGTAATTACACTGCCCACAATTCCAGTTACGTTTTTAGTTTCAACTGTGCCATCGGGCAATATTACGCTACATTTTTTATTCGATCCAGTAAAAGTATCTAGATCTTGCGTATTATCTACAGTAATCTGCGTAGTAGTTGCTGCATTTATTCTTCCCGATCTTCTTTCTCCTCCACGAACAGGATCGTTTACAGAAATAACAGATCCAGGTCTTACAATTGCACCAGCATCTATTGATGTTGTAAAACTAATAACTTCTGATTCATTCTGCTCACTAAATAATATTGCCTTACCTAATCTTTGAGCTTGACCACGGGAAGTACAGGCAAATGCTTTTACATCTTTTTTGACTATTCCAAGTTTTGCCTGTGCAGCAGTATCTTCTACAACTTCATAATCTATCTCTCTACTATCCATATTGAAATAGCTAACAGAAATAACAGTATGTCTTTGTTTTAGGCTGCTACCAGAATATGAAAACCCACCTTCACCTACGTTTGCCAAACTAAATAAGTAACTAGGATCAGTTGGTTTATCTTGTGAAATCGTTACAGAACCTTCAGACCATATTGGAAAACATCTCATAACACCAGCTAACTCATTTATCAACTGATACGCCTCCATAGATCCCTGTAGATTTACATTGCAACTAAATCTAGCTTCTTGCCCTCCAAATCCATCTGATACCAGTTCATTTGCGTATCTACTAGCTGCGACAAAACTAAATAAATCTAAATTACTGTCTGTGATATGCGTTCCAAATCCGTACCTTTCAGTTGTGAGGAGGTCGAGTAGTATTAGACTTGGACACGAGCACCATTGAGCAGCACCCATAGTTCCATTGAAGATATAACCACTTGGATAAATTATTCTGCCTGTCTGTAAATCAACAGTAGGTGTGCCAGAGTTTGATGCTCCTGCACCTGGGATTCTTACTTTTACTCCACGAATACGAAAAGCTCTCTTTGGTATGGCACTAAACTGTTCAGAATCTATGCGTAAATTTGTATAAGCACTGTTAGGGTAAGTTTGTTTATCATCAATAATTTCTCCTAAACTTGTCCATGCGAAAGCATCTACAAGTTCTTCAGAACTACTGTCTGCTGTGATTCTTACAACTCTAATATCTACAGGAAATGACCCATTAATATTTACACGATATTCTTTTTGGTACGCATCAGCAGTTCTA